TGAGACCATCCTTAAATTGAGAGTTGGTAACGTGAATATTAGCGACAGTTCCTATGGACGTGACATTACCGGTCACGAAGAGATTACCGGTTATGTTTAAATCACCTTCTGCACCACTACCCGCAGCTGAAATACCCGTGATACTCATGGGAACTTGTGTTCTGAATAATTGTTTGGTACTTTGATTATACGCCACGAACGTATTAGTCGTCGCATCTGTACCATCACTCGCGAAATCGGTCGATAATTCTAAAGGTGTGAGGTAAAAACCACCGGCTTTCGTTGCGTCGATTTTATCATTACTCGCGTTGATGACGACGGAGTTATCGTGCTGATCTTCTCTACAATTCTTACCGAAGCGAAGCTCCGTGGCAGCACCGACGGTACTCAAGTTCTTCGGCATTTAATATTACTACTGATTTTAATTTGCATACATGAGACCCGCACACCCATTATTCACTCTGAGAATATTATAATTTACTGCATAAATAGGGTCTATGATTTCCCGGGATTCGCTATGAATCTTTACCGACTCGACACGTGAAAAATTCAGCGAACCGGAAGGCTGTAAGGAACTTGTGTTTAAACAAAACGAATGTAAGAAACAATCTGGAGATGTGACGAAGTTTGTGTGGTAATAATGTTGAACATCCACGAAATGCGGTTTCGCCCACTTCCATGAGCTTATATCGGTACCGTTGATGCTAATTTTTAGTTTATTATCTATGGAAGTCAGTGTACTTTCCATGTTAGTATTGGCACAAGCCATATATTTAACCGGGTGATTGAACGTCAGTTCTTGGACCAGTTCACCGGATGGTATACTTTTTTGTACTTGTGTTATGAGAATGTTATGTTCACGGGAAGCCATTATTCCGCGTTCTTCGTTATCTAAGTAGTAATAATTGGCGTACGCATCAACGTTATAATTACCAGCTTCGGGGCCCCAATAAATGCGTAATTCCACGGTACTGTACTGCAACGCCACGAGAGGAATGGCGGATTGAGGACCCTCGCAATAAAAGAAACGCAAAGGGTAAAAGTATGAGCGAGCAGATGCACCGGGATGCACACCGTTAGAACTTTTACTCACATTTTGTGCGAACATATCTACAGCTATATTCTCACTAAAATCGCAATCTTGAACGTCAATAACTTGCCCGGCCACTAAAAGTTCAACCTTATCTATCACATCTCTCCAATCCTGGAGATCTACCGCCTGTGTGTTATCATCTATCGCGAAATAGGTATATCCTAGAAGATCACCGTTTCTTTCGAATTTGATAGATGACATGGAATTACCTTTCACAGCTCCTTGTATCGTCTGCTTTTCGACGGACTGTGAAAAGTTAGAATGCCTTTTGAATGTGGAAGTGAAAAACGATATTTCAGGCTCCCCAATTATATGCTCGTCTTGTGCACCAATTGCCACTAACTGTACGATTCCAGAAGACATACTTACTATAGTAAAAGTATTTTTAAATTACAAATATGTAACGCCCTGAAATCTATGCGAGGTTCTTCTTTTTGCATGTGAACTTAAATATGAATACACAGTTGAGCACCAGGGCCGCTGTACCATCTTGTTTATCTATGTTAAATGTTAACCTGTCAAGTTTACGGATGGGATTATGATACGATTGTACGATGGGATAATCGTTTTTAAACAATACAACCTTATTACCTGAACCACCTCCGGCTAATGAAACGTGACTTCCTATAATTGTTCCAAATACACCGTTTAAATGATTATCAGTCGAATCTTCCAGATCCTGCTTACCGCGTTGAGAAAAATAACTTTTAAGTTCCTCTATACCAACATGAAAAGCTGTTTGTGTACTTCCATTTGTTGTTATAGTAGCCGCTGTTAACTGTGCCTGAACAACATTTTCGAGAGGAGTTGGTAAAAAAGATGTAAAATCGGTTTTACTCGGAGTATGATCGATAGTATCAATAATCACGGTATGAATCTCATGATCGTAATCGGGGATATCGGGCTGAGATGTGGCGATGAGAAGCGCCATTTATAATACACTTAGAATTTTTCTACTTAAATACGTTGTAACGATTTAACTGGAAATGAGAATGATTTAAAAAATATTTATCCAACGATCTTGTAATTGGCGTGATCGCGAACGAGCTGCTGGTCGCCACAGACACCACCGGTACTCGTGGAGTACACACTGTCGTTGAGGCAGTCGACACTGCTCTTGAGAGACATCAGGGACGCCTGGGAGACGGCCTCGATATCAATATTCTTAGGCTGGTACCTAGACTTACGATCACTGAAAAGAAGCGCAATTACGAAAAGTAATCCGATGGTGATAGCGATGGCCTTGAGTGTCGCGCGATTGGTAGAGTCGAGCTTCATTTTACTATGTGCTGATATTTTTTTATAAAGTGCGTTAAAGAGAATAGATTAGTTTCATTATAGAGAGTAATGGACGGTGAAATTGTCCTCGACAGGGGAAATGATTCGGTCATGAAACTCGATGAGAGGGAACAAGCCATGATGGATGAGATTCAACTCGATTTTGGTAGACCCCATGCTCATACGAATAGTGTCCCTACTATTCAGCGAATGCATCGTTCAGATGCCCCGCCTGCCGAAATGTTTCAAGACGACGTAGACGCTTTTGCGAACCCTTCCAAACAGGCGGCTCCCCCACCCCCGCAAATGGATGAGCCTATTGATCACGGTGAGTATGATAACGGTAACGCATATAACGCCGCCCCCGCGGCGTTCGATTATGGCCCTGAACAACACGAAGAACAACCGTCACCTGGATACAAGACGATTGATGAAGAAAAGTCCGATCTTTTGAATAAACTCGGACGACTCGAGAAGCGTGGATTTAATATCAATAAGTCACTCAACGCGTACTCGGCTGTGGATGATTTACGCACGGAAGTTAAGCGTATTACGTATAGTATAGATGTAGACAAGTCTATCAAGTTTTCGAGGCGTATGCTCATAGCGTGTGTGACTGGTATCGAGTTCTTGAATAAAAAGTATAATCCATTTGAAATTCAATTAGAGGGTTGGTCTGAGAATCTCATGGAGAACCAGGATGATTACGATGAAGTGTTCGAGGAATTGTATGTTAAATATCGAACGAAGATGAACGTTGCCCCAGAGATTAAGTTAATTATGATGTTAGGTGGTTCGGCTATGATGTTCCATCTTACCAATTCTATGTTCAAACAGGTAATGCCCAACGTGAACGATGTCATGAAGCAGAACCCCGATCTCATGCAAAACATGATGAGCGCGGTTCAGAATACGATGGTTAACCCTGGTCAAACATCCGCGACTCCTCCGGGTGAGCGCCATGAGATGCGTGGTCCGGGGCTCGATATTTCGAGCTTGATGGGTAATATCATGATGCCCCCGGGCCCTCCCATGAACACGACGCCCATGGTTTCCGCCCAACGGGAATATGTACCCGAGGTGGACGAAGACGATGACGACATTTCGGATATTGTTTCCGAAAGAGCTGCAGATGATATGGACGATGATGTTAAGGAAGTTAAATTACCTGCAGCAAAGGCCAGGAAAGGAGGGCGAAAGAAGAAGGTTGAAATTAATTTATAAACCTATATAAATGATAGGCTACAGCCCGATTGATTTCGACGACCCTATCGAGGTACCGATTCCCAGAAAGAAGGAAATCGTGGCCGATGAACCTCGCATCATAGAAAGAGTTCCAATAAAACCGGAGCCCGAAGAGCCGATCGCTGATGAAGATACCGAGTGTAATTTCCTCGTGTTCTTCTTTATCGTGGGTGTCATTGCGCTAGCCGCAATGGATTCTGCGAAAAGGTAAGTATCATAAATGTACCACACGAGTCATCTTGTGTGTTAGATTTATAATTATTTATTATCGACGTAATACCACGTCACCGCTACACGCTTAGTACCTTTTGTAACTAGATCCCCCCGATGTACGTAAGACCAATTTGATGGGAAAATGAGTGCATACCCCTTTTTGGGTTTATAACTTGCATGCAAAAAGCTCGTAGCCCCACCTTCAAAATCGTCTGTGAGATACACGATGACCGATATTTCCCTATGGTATTCTTTAGCACTTTTATCCACGTGACTATCCCTGTGATACCCATACTCTTGTCCGGGTTCATATTGAATAACTCGAATCTCTTCTCTCCACGAGGTTGTATCTCGTCCACCGGGTAAGGGGTGTTGATTATAAGTGTCGTGTAGGTTTATAATTCTACGTTTATATTCATCGAGAGCTAAATTTATTTTCGCGTGTACCTTTCGGGTAATTTCCTCATCTTCGGGTAAAGGACATTCTTCACTTGTCCGACCATGAACGATTCCATTATCGAGTGTTTGACTACGTCGAAGAATTAAATGATCTTCTGTGTATACATTTAACTCATCCACTTCTTCCTCGGTCAAAACGGGTATGATTTGGATGAGCTGGTCCATGTTTAAATAAGTTACAGATCCTTTAAACCGATTAACGATTTTACATTCATGTGATATGTTCGATGACTAGAGAAGGTTAACCAATTTTAT